GGGATATTTAAGAGGAAATGTTTGTGTTGATTCAGAATTACCATATCCCCACTGTAGAATTAAACCATTTGCGAATTTTACATAGCCATTTTGAGCCAACAACGAATCGACTATACCACCATTATTAGCGGCTCCAGCAAGCAAATGAACAAAAGCAGTTGTAGCAATTTGAGTATTATTTACTGTCTTGGCTGCTGTTGGTGCTGTAGGAGTTCCTGATAAAGCTGGGCTAACTTTCTTTGCATATTCGTCCAAATCTGTCGTTTTTGCATAATCACTTAGATCAATTCCTTCTAACGCTGCCAAAACATATGCACATGTTGCAATTATATCTCCACCTGTTCCTTTTTCCGCTGTAGGGGCTTTAGGCTCCCCGGTTAAAACAGGACTTTCTTTTTTTGCATAATCTGCTAATGCATTAATAATTGCTGCCATTGTAGCAATCTGTTTAGTATTAGTCCCTTTAGTAGCTGTTGGTGCTGTAGGAGTTCCCGAAAAAGCCGGGCTAATAAGCGATGCCAAATTATAGAAATAATGTACCGAAAAAATCGCTGTACCATCAGTTATATTTTCACCTTCAACAGCATTAGTAATAGCGCTTGGAATAGATGCACCAGAGGTACCCGCAGTTTCACAAACTAAAAAACCACCTGGTAAGGTGGCATCGGATAAAATATCATTCTTTTTATATATTGTATTTCTTTCTAAACTTCTAACAGGGCTATCCAATATAGCCGACAATTTGCTTTCTATGAGCAACTGTTTCCACGTTTTCTGTGCTGTTTTATATTTTAATTTAGCTATATCATTATTTGCATTTAATGCAAGCCATACAGAATAGTCACGTGCATTTATTGGTTCATCTTCTGCTATAGTAATCCCATTAGCAACTTTAGATGTAACACGCCATTTGCAAGCGCCGTCCAAAACCTCTTCTCCATCAGTATCAGGCCAAGTAGGTTCTGCTTCCGCAGTAACACCTTCCTGAATACAAATAAGTTGATATTTAGATGTCAAATTAGGTGTTGTTGCAATGTCATCTATATGATACTGTGTTTTATTCTTACGTATATTTATTGCTTGAAATAAATAATTATCTTTAGTATCAGATAAATTGGCCAAAGCATTGAAAAATTCCATCGGCGGTGGTTCTGACTCCTTCAAATACCCCCACCCTCTTAAATAGTTTTCATCTGGCCAATTTAGTAACTCTCCAATAGCAGCGCCAGATGCAAATATTTTTGAAAAATCTGGTTGAACAATAGACATTTATATCAAACTCCCTTCTATTTGTAATATTCTCGCAAACGTACCTTTTGAAAATCCAACAAAATTACCAATATTTTTGCCATTCCTACTAAATCCGAAAGTATCTCCGCCATTAAACCAATAAATGTATATAACCCCAATTCCGGCGCCTCTTATTATTAAATCCAAAGCGTTTATCAGCTTAAGTTCATTAGGTGTAACGACCCTACCTATACCAATTCTCATTTTTGCGTTACCAGCATTGATAGCAATTACTCGACTCACACCAAACATTCGCTTAATACTGTCAATAGTACTTTGCCTACTTCCATCTGTGGTATTTTTAGCAATTTTTGAAAAAATAGCCAAACGATATTCGTTATCTCGAAGTTCAGACGAGCTCAAATAAGGTTCTCCGTATCTTCTAAATCTGGCTTTACCAAAGCTATTATTACCATGGTCAGGAAATCCGAAAAAGTCCACAGACATTGATGCATCAACTTTTCTGCTAATATCGGCAACCTCTCCACACATATCAAGTTGTTTACCAACGGCAACATCTGGCCATATCTCTGTCCTGATTTGTTTTTTCAGTGTGTTATGAAAATCAAATTCTTCTCCAATTGTTTCAAGCAATGCTTTAATAATTTTTCTGTCAGAGAATTGAGATAAAAGTAAATTAAGCATCCTTTCTTTTGATGTCAGCATGATTTAATCTCCATTGCAACAGTGATATGTTCGGCATCAAATACAGCAATCTCCCCACGATCTATAGGAATACTTTTCTCTGTATAAACCTGATCATCTTCAGATACAACTATCTCCATATAACCGATGCCATTAACTTTAGAATAAATAGGTCCTAAAAAACGTTGAGCGATAACATCCTTGCCCATTCCAAGGTTGCTACCGCTCTCAATGATGATATCTTTTATTGTATTAACTAAATCTCCTGGTAAATTTTCCTCCTTATATTCCCAAACTGTAACTTTGATATAAATCGGAATTTCTTTAGGACGATTAAAATAAACTTTTTCTGGAGTCCCTTCACTATCAATTACAGTCATTTCTATGGACCCATTGCTATCAATACCAATAGGTCCCTTTTCTAAAATAGTCTGTGCAATTTGAATATCATCACCGCCATGAATAATAACCTCAAAACTATGCGGCTTCATTCCATCAACAATTTCATCAGATCGATTTTCATACACAGTCACACTATCTACGTCCGGAAGATCTAACAATGCGGCCTTTATACTTTCTTTCATAGCACGACTCGTTCGGAATACTGCTGCAGCATATCGTTGACGTAATTCTGTTGTAGTTTCAAGATTTCTACCCACATAAGCCGCTGATTCATTACTAGCAGCAGTCCACCCATCGTAGTTGGTATTAATAGACGTTACTGTTTTTAATAATGGATCTAACGGTCCATAATTCTCGGCCACAAATTTGATTGGTGTCCCAACTTCGATAACAGTAAAAGTTTCCGTAGGAACTACTGTACCACCATATCTGCGATCAGTCTGATTAAGCACTAAGTTTCCATCCAAAATGCTGCCAGACCACTCATCTCCAGATATTTGCTGTAAAAGTTTTGAATAAACTGCCTCAACATTATCTCCTGTCACTGCAGTATAACTAACACGCACTGATTTATTTAATATAAATCCGAACGAATCACCTTCAGTAACGTTCGGGATAAATAAAGTAACGCTTACGCAATTGTCAAGAGTGATAATATCAGGAGCAGCAATATTATACTTTTCTCCATCACTACCTTTTACCTGGCAATTTGCAGGTAAAACAAAACCATTGCGACCATAACAAACTTCATAAAAATATGTATATTCTTCTCCACGCCGCAGAACATTACTATACATAACAGTATTATCAATACTTCCATCATCAGCAGTCATCGGTGAACGTGCATAATAATCATATTCAGCAAGTTGCCACTGCTGGTCAGACTCCTCTGCAACTAGACTCAATATAATAGCAATTACACTATTAGGCTTTCGGCTTACTGCCTGACCAACTTTACTCTCAAATCTATCAAAAAGATTACTTTGTATTTCAGGCAGTCTCATTCTGACAAAACCTTGTGGTGTAACACCATACTTAGTATTACTATTTATCGCCATACCCCAGCACCTCCTTCCTGGTAATCAAACCGTATTCTGTTGACACTTCATAATTTATAATCAATGTCCGGACTTTGACCTGATAATCCAGTTCCAACGCATTTAAACTTTTCACATCATCAACCGACAATATTTGTTCACTCAGAATTTGTTTGATCAACTCTTGATTAGGTTGCTTAACAAGAATATATTCGAGGTAAGGCACGCCCCAAGTAGTGTCCAAAAACCATTCTCCGAGAAAAGTCAGTAGCTTAACTTTTATTTGTTGAGCAACTCGTTCGGCGTTATCAATCAGCAAAAAATCTCCATCTTTAATCAAGATATCATGATCATTTGCATGTAATGCAATATCAACCATAGCTCGGCCTCCTTATTGCGGTCCAGATGTATTTCCACCGCCTGTTTCAACACCGCCATGAGTATGATCCGTTAACGATATACCACTCGCTATAACATCACCATCACAAGTAATATTCCCTGACATTTTCGATATTCCGGAGCAAGTGATATTTCCTTTTATATTTACATCACCAACAATATTAATTTTTTGATCAGGCGTTAAGCTAATCGAAGTCGGACCATTAATGATTTCAACGTTATCTGCAGATATTGATTGTACTTTTCTCATTCCGACAAAACATACTGCATCAGTTAAATCATACTGCCTCGGATCATGATTATCACTATCACTTTTACCAAGCCATTCATCTAAGCTGCGTTCAGCAAATGCAATCCAGCAACTATCTCCAACTTTTACAGGATAGGTTATCTGAGCATTTCCTGCATGTGGCATAAAAACTGGTACGCCGATTATCAAAGGATAATCTAAAATATCTCCATCTGCAGTATGATATTGCAAAGATGGTTTTACTGTAGCCATACAAGTACCAGCATCAAACGAAATTATTTCCCCAGGCATTCCCGTCCTAATTTCACCAATACGCTGTTTCATAGCTTTATCAATGGCTTCAACGCTAGGATTTGGGCTCGCTTTTCCAACACTTGAAATTGAATTCATTTTTTATCCTCTCCTCCAATCTCATATACTTCCATATTAGTGTGCCATTTTTTCCCTCTGTATTCTCCAGTATGTTTTAAAGATTCAATTTTAAACCAACCTGTTACTGGCTTGCTTTCAAGATAAATCAAATCTCCAGGATTCAGTGTCGGCTGCAGCAAAGAACAAACTCTCCAGCCAGCCTTTTTCTCTTTTCCTTTATTTTTTTTCGACTTTTTACTTGATGTTTTTTTTATTTTTTTAGCAGCTTTAATGATCCTTTCTGGAGATCCAATAAGTCCACTATCTGCATTTAACTTTATCGCTATAACTTTAGTACTACCGCCATCTTCTATGATTTGCAACACATTGTTTTGTATAGACCAAGACAGCCCCGATGCAGCACATACTTTTTCAAGGCAAGTTCTCCCAGGACCTATATAACTAAAGCCATTAGCATAGCTGCAGTAGCTCAAATCCTCAGCGAACTGAACAACTAATCCCATTGCAGCAGCAACATCCTCAATAACTTTTCGCCCAGAAACACTTGCAGCATATGATAAAGACACAACACAATCACGGATTGCAATTTGCCCATCAGATAGCTCCAATTCAGTAACCATATTTGCTCCTTTAAGGGATGTCCATGCTTTTAAAACTGCGCCAACAAAAATACGTCTAAGACCGATATCTTCACTATATCCAGCTTCAAGAATACAAATGCTATCATCTCGTTCAAATATCTTTGCTGTTTTATCAGATAAATTAAAGACCTGCAAGCGACATTTGTTAGTCTGCTTTGTCAGGTCTTTGTCAATATCAAATGTTATATTTAACGCATTCTCTTTAGGCTTACCTTCAATAACAATACCATCACTGCCCTCTACCCCAACCAGTAAACGATAAACACGGTCAAACTGTTTTCCCATAAAACTCTGCCTCCGTCACATAAATCAAACTGGCAGCGCCGTTCGAAAAACTGCTACGAGTTATCTTTTCAAGGTCTGTTAGAACAATTAATTCCCCTGAAGGAATACCTGGCCTGTGATGATTCATCAAAAGCGGAAAGTTTGGCACTATCTTAAGATTACAGCATAACGGTTTTTTATCGTTATCCCATAAATGTAGCGTCCAAAATTCACCGACTGCATTCCAAGTTAACCGAATCCTATACTGGACATTATCTAAGACAACTTTAGTAACAATATCATTGGCGTCATTGAATTTTATTGCTTCCATACGTTCACCATCCTAACCCAATGCTGTTCATTATGTCCTGTATTTTCTTTACTCCCCAGTCAACTCCTTGAGCAGCTATAGATTTATTCAACGGCTTTTCTTCTCCAGTATCTTCAATTTCTTCAGAATCACTGCTAATACTCCCAATATCTGTTTGCGTTGCAGTACCACCATCAGCTGCAGTTTCTCCTGCACTATCTCTTGCAGACTCATCAACAATATCTTCCGGTACCTCAGTGGTTTGTGTAGCAACTTTCGTTATATGAACAAACGAACAATTTACCCATATGATTGATTTACTTTCATCATTGCGAACTGGCCTTGCGCTTGTTAAAACCATATCTGACCAAATTTTATCAGGCCTCACTATGGTAACTGGCTCTTTATTATCGCGGATTTGCTCAAGCGCCGATAACCCACTAGCAAACTTATGTTGACCATGGCTATTTTTATAAAACCATGTTACTGGATGTGACGAAATTCCTATCGTCATATCCACCTTGATTGCTTTATTTATAATTGAGTCATGTATTTCAAACCCAGTTTCAACCGGATGCTCAGTTACCTCTTGATCCATCTGATATTCAAAAGATCTTACAATATCAACCTTCAAAGTCCCTATTTCAGTTGGATTCTTGGGGTTTATCCCTAAAATATCAGCTAACATTTAGTTATCCTCCAATATTGGGAAATCATAATCAAACCCGGAAGAAAGATCGAATTCATAACCATTAGCAGGCTCAATCGCATTAGCAACACCAACTCCAATTTCAGCAGGTGTTGCATTTGTTTTCGCAAATATATTTATATTATTAGTATGTGTACTTTGATCAGAATAATTTCTCGTGTTTGATCGGGCTACACTTTTAGCAATATAATCATTACCAGTGTTTTTATTCGCTCCACCAAGATAAATATTACCAACCCAATCTCCAAATTCAGAAAGCTTTTTACGAGGATTCCATGCCGCTATTTTCGCTTGAAAACTTTCAAATTTACTAATGCAGCTATCTATCCAATTTACAATATCTTTGAAGGTATTAATGAAAGGTTGAATTGCACTTACCAATGGAGCAATCGATTTAGAAAATTCGTCTTTCAATTGTTCCCAGCGGCGACTCAATTCTTTTATAAAATCTTTCCACGAGCCAACATGCCGCCCGATAACACTGTCGCCGCCTTCTATCCATACATAAAGATCTTGAATAGCCAAAATTACAATAGCAATAGCTGCAGCAATCAGTGCAAATTTTGCAAAAGGAACAATCGCCATTGCTATACTTCTTGCACTTCCTGATCTAAAAACAACTTGTGCCCCTGTTGCTAAAAGGTAGGCATCCTTTATCCCTAAAATAACATCTTTTAACAATTTCATTCCAGTCAGTAAACTATTCCATTTAGAAACAACAAAAAATGCAGATGCATAAATAACTAATAATTGAAATCCAGCTACAAAATTATCTATATCGATATTATCAATATAATCACCAATGCTTGCGAACCCTTTCGCTATAGAACTAACAATACCGGTCTTTTTTTCTAACTTCGAGAATAAGTTACCAAGAGCATTTGATACTCTTACCCCTGCCTGATTAACCGTCCAAGGGATTTTTCCCATTTCACGTTTCAACTTTTCAGAGCTCTTCCTAATTGCATCGAAAACATCTATAGCCGTTAGTTTACCTTCTTTACCAAGTACCCTAAGCTGGCCAATCGTTGTTCCCATACCTTCAGCAATAGCTTTAGCTAAACGTGGCGCTTGCTCCATAATAGAATTCAACTCATCACCACGGAGTACGCCAGAACCTAAAGCTTGCCCCAACTGTATAAGTGCGGCCTGTTGAGATGCAGCACTGCCACCACCAATCATCATTGCTCTGGATACATCTTCAGTAAAACCTAAAACATCTTCGGCACTTTTCCCTAATTCAGAAGAATTCCTCGCTACTGATGCATATAATGTAGCAGTAGATGCATATGCCTGTCTGGTATCAATAGCCATGCGGTAAAGTTCTTTTTGTACCATCAAAGATTCTTGCTGATTTTTAGTAGTCAATGCAACCTGTCCATTAACAACTTTCCATTCATCAACCATCCTGATAATGTTCCCTAAAGAAAGAGTAACTCCCAAAAAAGCTAATGCACCAACAAACTTATTCTTTAAGCCGGTTAAAGTACTATCCATCTTGTGCAGTTCTTCATTGGCACCACGAGCTTTAGATTCAATACCAGAAAACGCGCTTTCTGTTTTTTGTTTCGCACGCTCAGATGCATTACCAACTGTGGCCATGCCTTTACTAGTCATGTCAGCAGCTCTAGTAGATGCTGTCCCAACTTCACTAAGATTTTTTTTGATTTTTCCTATTTTACTTTCAACTGCATTTATATTTTGTTCATTAACTTTAAAACCAATACCTATTAACAATTCTCTTAGCTTCAATGTTCATCACCATCCTTTTTGGGATGCTCTGCTGCATAACGTTGTATATCAGCCTCCATGTCGAGCAACGCATTGATTTTCAATAAATCAACCAAATTAACAAGACCTAATTTAAGTTCCGTCATTGTTACTTTCCCAGCTAATACCGGACGCCATATCAATGACTCTCTACTTAAATCAGGTCTTAATTTACCTGGTATTGTTATTTCTTCTTTATCCCAAGCTCCTGAAGGATTCCAGAAAGGTCGGGAAGATTCTCGAAAAAATCAGCATAATTTACCTCCAAGACGAAGTACATCAACTGAATCATTTCTTTTAATCGTCCTGCAAAAATATTATCCGAAATATTTTTTTCTAATTTTACAGGAGTTTCATCTGACGGCCTTTTGATAGAAATAAAGTCTTTGTTAATTATCCTATTGGCAAAGTTTACCAGGACTGGTCCCTTTAAATTTTTACCAACACCAGAAATAATTGCACCAATGTTGATATTTCTATCTAACACAGATTCTTCTTCAGTGTTAGACTCAATATCATCTTTCTTATCCACTGCTGTATCAAGTGAAGATGTCACAACAGCTTGTAAATCACCAAGAAGTTCCAAAGATTTCTGCGGCGGAAACGGTCGTACAAAATACACATTTTCACCAATCTCTTTTTCTTTTATTTCGACATTTGCTAATTCCATTAACTATGACCTCCTACAAGGAAAGCAGAATCAGGTACAGCCGCTAATAGTACCCATTGGCATTTCCCTTCACTAGCACTTTTGCCACGATTGACATTTGGCTTTTTCGTAATCCAAGCTTGATCACTCATCATCAACAATCTTCCAGACAGATCTTTGATTGCCAAAGGCATCAAGCCTGCACCAGCTTGGTTATCAACGTCATGGATAGCACTTAATTCATCATTGCTATCACTTGATTGCAACAAAGAAAGTGTAACCTTTTTGATGATGCTGCCAGGATCAATACTTCTAACGATTTCCTGATCACATCCAACAACAGCCGTTGTGCCATCGCCATCTGTTTCAATATTAATAAACGTATCTTCAGCAAAACCAGTCAACACAACCGGCCCAAAAATTACCATTACCTTCTTGGGATCATATGTTTTTACATTCGGCATATCTTACACCTCCGTTATGCACTCTTAATATTTTCATACGTTAAAGAACCTTTGATCTCCATCGCATGAATTGCACCAGCCAAACGAGCGGTGAACTGCACATCACGCAACACACGTTGAGCTTTTACATTGGCAGAAATATTTGCCGCTTTAGGCACAGATATCTTAAAGCCAAGAATAACATTATTATCATCGTCTAATTCGTTTTCGGCAATACCACCACGTTTTTGCCCAAGAACTAATACCGCATTAAGTGTACTTTCAACAAGGCCAATGCCGGAGTCTAAAAACGGCAACTTGTCTCTGTTGATCAACATACTAAATTCTTCCGTCTGAATCGTCTCTACTAGCCAGTCACGAAACCGAATAACGTCAATCCACTCCCCTGCAGCAACTTTGCCATTTTGAGTGATTGTAACATTACGGAATTTCTCAAATGTATTGCCATTTTTAGCTTTGATGGCATTGTATTCAGTTTCATTCAAATTATCTACAGTAATACTTGATAATTTTTTATTGGCCCAAGTTTCGCCACCAGGATCGATTGCAAAACAACGTGCAGCAATTCCAGCTTCAGGATACTCATTATCTTTTTCATGATACCACCAATGAGTTCTATAATAATTAGCTGCCTGTAATTTAGATCCAATATCATTGGTTATTTCCGCATTTTTCGCTCCAGGAGCAGTAACCGTAACACCATATAATTTAATATGAGCTTCTGTCCATTCTGCCATAGCTAAAACAGCATCTTCAGTACGATCCACATAACAAATACCGTAGAAGTCATTATCAGCATCACAAATCATTGCCATATTACTGCTCACATCAATATTTGTAGCGGGTTCCTGGCTACTCACTTCCAGTTTTCCATTTGGAACAACTACAAAGCTTGTTTTGGGATCGGTGGATTTAACAACAAGTTCATCCTCCATTACAGATGCCGCATAAAATTTAGGAGCAGTATCCAATTCATCAATCTTATTAGATAATTCCGTCATTACCTTGTCTACAGTATCAGACGATTGAGCTATGTAAATTGCTTTGATTTCAATCAAATTGCCATTGCCATCTAAACGTTGTACCGAAACACCATATTCTGCTCCTTCCACAACAGCCATCGGCATTTTTACCTTCACTGTATCACATTGGAACCGTCCTATTTTAACTACACTTGGACGAGGGGTCTGCGCAAATGCATCACTCGCCGCCTGATAAATAGCATCTGTTGATGTAAATCCCATATCCATCAACTCATCTACATCAGTAATAGTCAACACACGGCTCAAACTGTTTGCATGTGGACCAACAATCATCAAGGTGCTGAATCCAGCACTACTAATGCCTGTTGTATTTAAAGATATTTGGGCATTGATGATTCTATCAAGATTAGCCATATTATTCATTCTCCTTTTCAATATTTATATTTGCTTCAAAATGAATCCCTGAAGCAATCACATGATTGGTTCCCTTTTCAGTCAACCGCCCCTCAATAAACACCGTTTCAAACCAGCCAGGATTACAAATCGCATCTCGATCGTAAGAAACAGTTAAATCAATTGCAGCTTCTTCAACGTAACGACTACCATCAATTAAATCAGTAAGATCCATGACACTACCAATACTATTTACAGCAATGTTAGCTTCTTGGAATTTATCGACTATAGTTGGTAATGTTAAGTACCCATTTAAAAGCGAAAGAACCTCGACACTACCAGTGCCAAAGGCTCTTATGTTTAAAGTTGTTTCTACTAATCCCAAAATATGTACCTCTTCTTTTTCAGGTACCCATTTTTCACTATTGCCGATATTCTTCTCGCCCATTAAATCAATAAGAAGGTATCGTTCGTATTCAATTGCAATGTCTTGCTTCGATTGTATAACCGGCAATCCCTTATATAGATCACGTAAGCAATATGCAAAAAAATCTATGACTCTTTCTCTGACATTAACTTCACTAATGAGATCTCACCTCCACTGCATACATTCTCCAATGACTTATAACACCACACTGGTATGCATCTGCAGCAACAATTTCATACTTCCGTCCGAGCCACTCGAATTGATCAGCCTGTATGCCAGTCCCCTGGTCGGCCATATATAATTCCGTATCAGAATAAACTTTTACAGCATGACTCCCACGCCTACCTTCTGGTAACGCATCCATTTCCGTAGCCTTTAACGGTTGCACAGATGCCTTTATAACAAAACTCTCCTGAGCAGGAAGAATAAATTTACCGTTACCCTGTAAAACCGGTTTTCCTTCATAACGATAAATCGTTAACGGCTTTCTAAAGCTACTCATCTGATCTATCTCCAATCTCATAACGAACCGACTGTCTCATGTGACCAGTATCAATAAGAGGTTTGCTACTTTTCTTTTTCCTAATAGTTGCTGGGCTATTTGGTGTAAACGGTCCGCTACCAATTTTGCGCTTAATCTCCCCTTCAATATATTGTCCGGTTCGTGCAAGCGCCTTACTAACGTCAGCGCCATTAATGATAGCCGTAACAGCTGACTCAGCACGTTCACCAATTTCATCAGATTTCTCGTCAAAAGTTGCCCTTATAAAACTACGTTCTGGAATAATAATTAACCGCCCCATACTTCTATGAGTACTACTAAAATTCGCTTTCGATTTTTTTGCAAATCTTCCATTATTTGCAAAACTACCATCTTTTTTTACCTTTCGGTAAACGGTAACCTCTCCTGGATGTTGAAATATCATTGCGCCGAATTCTTGAACTGCAGCAACAGTAACAAGATCTGCAGTTCCATCTTTCGTTTTACCCCCCTGAATGCCAGCCTTAATCTCCTTTTTAGACAATCCTCTCAATTCTTTGAGTAGATCCTTCCATCCGAGGTCAATATCCAACACGCCGCTCATATTAACCAAACCTCGTAACAATTGAAACTATACACATATCTCTTATACGTTTAAATTCCATGCCATAGGCAGTTTTATCTAAATTGTCAATATATGAACCAGTGCCAACTCCTGAAGAACTATAAGAACGTGCCAAATCTCCCTCTTTTTCAGAAACCAAACTACCTGCAGTAGCAGCCGAAGATCCTGCCCCATTCTCTGCGATAACATTGATGTACGCTAACCGATGAGCAACAAAATATGCTAAAGCCTGATCATATAGATCACCAAACCTTTCTTTATTCAACATCGGTTCACAGAGGTTACGCATTGCTATAATCATATCTTCTTTAGCATCTGCTAAATCAGGTGCTAACAAGCGAAATAATTCAACAAATTTGTGTTCTTCTGCATTCATGATTAGTTACTTTCATTTGCTTTAATCAACGCTATTTTTTCTTCTTTGGTCTTTGCGCCAGTTAAGTCAATACCATGTTCAGAAGCATAAGTCTCTAATTCAGATACCTTCATATCTTTAAAATCAACTTCTTCTGAGCCTTGGCCATTACCAGTTTCTTCACTAATAGTCGCAGCATCTTTGCAATTTTCCACTTTTTCTAATTCTTTATTAGCAATCATATCAATTACAACCGGATGAGCAGCATAAGTATCACTTACCTCAGCAAAGTATCCTGGAATAATTTTTTTATCCTCAACAACAATTAAACGTTTAGAAATATTTTTTAACAACATATTTTTACACTCCTTTCAGATATAAGAATAGCTCCCCTTAAAATTGGGGAGCTATTTAATTTAGATGCCTTCTGCCATGCAGATAGACAAAGGATAATATACCATAACACCGGCAGTGGAAGAATCACAAGGGATCACCATTTCCAAATTTTTCCTTTGAGGGGCAAGCTGCTCAAAAGGCAGAGGAATTTCCAAGGAAAGTGCGTTTTCATCATTTCTGTAGATGAACATAATATCTTTACCACCAGTCCCAGCACCAGATGCTTCATGGATAGACTTGATTGTTTGAATATAAGGATTTTTCTCCTGGAAGAAACTCAAAATAGTCTGCCCGCCAGAATCCGGCAAAAGCGTAGTTGCAATGATGTTATATTTATCAATCGGCAACAAAATAGTATCCGGAATTTCAACGCCTTTAGTTATATCAACAATCATAGAAACCGCATTATTCATATCACGAAGGATCTGTACTGGTGTTTTCTTATCCCAAGTAGTAGCAGAACCTTCACCATCTGCAGGCAAAACATACTTTGTAATATTTGGATGTTTAAAAATACCAAGAATGCCATGTTCTGCATCGCCCTGAAATGCAATTTTATTAACCAAAGCATCATTAGCTCTGCGAGCAGATTCTGCTTTGCGTGTTGTCAACGGTTTCCCAGTCATCTTCGCCCGGCGAATATCTTTTATAGAATAACCATAGGAAGTAGCAATATCAAACACTTTGACAATTGTGCGCTGGGCTTTAACATCTGCACGTGGCAGATCATCAGCATAGTTTGTAATAATCTTAGCCATGCCAACAGAATCGTAGCTATCAAAAGCAACAGTATCAGCGCCAGGATCTGCTTCACTGGTAACCGGGAAAATGCTCATTGCATTATTCGCAGGTGTTTTTACATCATATGTTTTGGCTTTTACTTTCTGAAGCTCCTGAGCAAAAAATACACTTTCTCCTGCATCTTCACGAAACAGCCCAGAAGTTTTACAAGCCATTAAATCTTGTTCATCATATCTCATTTCATTACTCATATACATATCCTCCTTTATTCGTTACGCACCAGCGGTAACAGTAACATTTGCATGTCCAATTTCAATTTCAGCAATACCAGCAGCAGCACTGCTAGTCAAAAAAACGCAAGATACGCCAACAGCTTCAATTCCACTTGCAACAGCCTCATCAGTAAAACCATTATCTGCAATTTTATAATTGGCAACCTTACCTGCAGTTACTGCTTTAGTAACCGGTACCCAAATACGACCACGAGTCATTACTCCTACGGAATAACCAACAGGATAGTATGGATCATCGGGTTCTTTGTGTTGATGAACAGTAATACCAATTACATCTTTTAGAGTACCTGTTCCTGCTTTTTTTATCTGCTTTTCTGGATTCGAAGCACGAATTACCGGCACCCCTGGATCAAGAGCTTCTTCTGCAGCAAAGCTATCAATTGTTTTATTACTCAAATCAGCAATCTGCCCAACAAGGGCTACATCCATTTCACCATATTTCAGTTGCATATTATTTTTCCTCCTTTTTGTTGGTCATACGATCAATCATATCTTGACGATGTTTTGCAGCAGGGGTTTGAGATTCCTGTCCGTCTAATTTTTGACGAGCCTTGTTAAGTTGTTGCCGTACTGCTTCGTCAGTATCATTTAAATCATTTTTGATACTGTCATAATAGGCATTGATGTAATCATCCGTCTTACCTTCAAAATCAACGCTATCTCCACGCAAAGCCTTAACAATAGCAATTTTTAAAGCTTTATTATCAAGACCGTCAGTTTTTTCTACCTGCGCTTTTTTAGCGCAAGCATCCAGCTCCGCACGTTCCTTAACTTCTGCCTTAGCTTTTCCAACAGCTTTTTCGATAGCAGCTTCTTTTTCAGCTGCAGCCGCATCAAGTTTGCCTTTCAGAGCATCCCTTTCAGCTTCTGCTGCATCAAGTTTTACTTTTTGATCTGCAGCATCTGTCTTTACCTTTTCCAACTCAGTCATAACCTGAGTAAATTTTGTTTCAGCAGCATCTGCTTTTACATTCGCAGCGTCACATTTATTTGTCAATGCAGTAATGTGATTAGCCACCGCCTGCTCAACTTCAAATTCGTTTGAATCAATTCTGATTTTTACCATGTTTTTATTTTCCTCACTTTCAAAACCGTCTAATACTTCGTTCCCATCCAAATTTAGCCGGGCCTTTCTTCCAGCTCTTGCACTTGGTACTACAGCCAAATGATTACACCTTATCAGATGTTGCACTGCATCATAAGGTTCACCATCTGGCGTCAAACCAGGAGTTTCTTCTAACTCTACGCTATATCCAACAGACAACTCTCTGAACCCTTTAGTTTCCTGTGGCGAGTGGATTATTATGTCACAAGCTACATCGGTATCATTTTTCCTATATGCTGGTGACATTATAGTTCCTATGGTTACTTTATGTGCAGTGTCTGCTGTTACCCTCCCACCTTTAGGATGTAATACTGTAATAGGTTTCCCTTTAAAGCTAACGAGAGCATCTTCAGCAAACACCTCATCCGGTGGTCTATATTCGCGCCTTACAGAACCGTCAGGTTGTAGATAAGTATAAATACCTGTCCTGGCCACAATCGGAGAATCAAGTAAAAACCCTTCAGGTGTCGTTACAGCACCGGCAACAAATTGCATACTGTCATATCGCTGCACTTTCCGCATTTTATCACCCCCTCTCATAAAAAATGGATATAAAAAAAGCACCTACAATTGTAAGTGCTTAGATTAACTATAATTTTTATTTTCCCTTTAACAAAAAGCCTGGTATCGTACCGTGCTTAACGCCATCACCTCGATATAATCTGGTATTATATATATCCTCATCCTTATCATTATATTCTGTGATCGTAACTACATCAGCAGATTCCTTATCACATGGCATATTTGTTTTACCGTCATAAAAACGAGCAATGCTATATGTACCACCATGCGGAGTTTTATGTATTCGCCTTTCTTCAAACTTCCCAACTTCAATCATCTTTCAGCAGCTCCTTCAAAATACCATACCGATTAGGATAATATTTAGCAAACTCTTTATTACCATAAGTATAATATATCATTATACTTTCAGCAAAATCTTCTGCCGGTCCATTTCTAGCGTACTCAGTAACAGGCAATCCATGTATACTAGTATCTGCTTTAACAGCTTTTAACCATTTTTCTTTCAAAGAAATATTACCATAGAAAATATCTAATAGATGTCCACCTTCGTGCAGCAAAATTTCTCGAACTCTACTATCAGACAAAACCAATCCATTATTACGCCAAAAGGTAACAACATATTCTTCTGCCGTTGCATATGCTCGAGTAAAATCCGGATAAAGTTCAACCCATTTTTTATCTGCAGGACAATATACATCCAAAATTCTGACTTGTTTTATTCTTTCTTTTAAAATTTCGGGTAAACTTACAATATACGGTAATAACTTATCCTTAGTTAAATTTTGCAGATTTTTATCTAAATCCGTTGGCACGATAAATTTTATACCTGTATCAGCATCTAAATCAATTATAGATTTTCTTACTCGATCTATTTCAGGAACATCATCAAATTTATTAAAGAACCTAAATTCCTTAACTTCATAAGGACTTAATTCAAGACGTTTATTCGCTTTAACTTCTCCAATCGGTGTTACAACAGCAGCATTCCAATTATTTAAATCAATAATTGGAATGGCAATGCACCGACATCTATAATCCATTCCTGGATGTAGCTTTGGAGCCGGATAAATTTTTCTACCATTGATTTCTCCAACTTTACTATCATGCCAAAAAAAAAGATCCCCATTAAGTTCTGCATGAGATACACGTACACGTTCATCTTCTGAAGTACGCCATTCATAACAATAAATCCCAGCTTCTTCTTGCCTTCTTTTTGTCGTAACAGCATTCAAATTTCCAATTTCGTTACGAGCAATGAACTTTGCACGATTATCCGTTATATTATAAAGATTTTTTACTTCTTTTTGTACATCCTTATACAAAGACCCTCGTTGAACAGCATTGCTGATTATAGTCGCTAATTTATCTGTATAAGTGCTGACAATACTGTTTACATGTTGAGATTGCTGAGAATACCATTCAGATGTTGCAGATTCAAGTAATCCTGTATCATTTATAAATACATCTACCTGCAGGCAGCTTCTAAAACTGCGGCGTAAATTATCTTTCGCAGTATTATCTACACCTTTCATGACCCGTTTAATACCAGATATAACTTCGTCCTTTACGCCACTAACTTCAAGTTCTTCTAACACTTTGCCTGATATACGTTCACTATCAGTAGAATCATACCTTAATACATCTTTCAATGTTTCAATATTTTCTAAAGATAATTTATTCAACATTCTGACCATGGCTCTCAGCAAACGATAATATTCACGCTCTGAACTTTCGGGATATAAAATTTTAACTGTCGGTTGCAGAAATCTAATTTGATTATTCTGTTTCATCATCATCATCACTCAAATTCAACAGACTACCCTTAATCGGCAAATCATATTTTTCTGCTAAATATGGCCGTACTTCGCTTGAATCGAGCAGCTGAGCTTCCATCAAAGAATTAATCGTATCTATTTCAGCTTTTACGCACTCGGCATTTAATTTATTTGTTTCTGCGATCTCTTTTTCAGTTGGTATCCATAGTGGATTAAATTTAATAGTCCAGTTTTCAAGTTCCCTTCCACCAGTTGGTCCGTCCTTACACAGTTGAACTGTTTTTATTAACTTTTCCAGTTGAGGTTTTAACTGGCGCCTTTGAACTTTACCAACGACATCATTGTAGTAATTTTCTAAATCTCCACGGCCTGTACTATTTAACCCAGCTGGCGCACGTCCAAACAACACTGTAAAAGGAATACCCGTCATTGCACAAATATACTGTCCAAAGTTGTCCAAGACATCTGGAATTCCTGACATCGGTACATTAAAAACCTGATATTCATCATCCGTAGATAAAGCAATAGTATTTAAAATATTACGTGCCATATCAATTAAATCCAAACGCCGCTGCACCTCTTCTTCACCATGCGGAGTAGCTAATTTAGATCCTAATTCGTTTAGTTTTGTAAGAGATGTGCTCATGCGTTCGAGTGCATGTAATGCTGTCGCCTGAGCTGTATCACATCTATATATTCCTTTTATAAGACCTTCAAGACAACTCATACCGCAACCATTACGACTAATCCGCAAATTTTTCGGCAACAAGTCACCATCAAATATTAACAATCGACTGTGATGGATATAAAGAGGTCTACCACTCAATGGCGGCGTTATCTGATACCATTCTGGTTTGCCAAACTGCTTATCAGTTGGATCATCATTAATCAAATACCCACTAAAATCCTCAATAATGCTTTGCGCATCATATACTTCCATTGATTTTATTGATCTAAGACGAGCCCAATTTACCGGTTCCTCTTCAGTCCCGCCGTCATCCATAATCATAAAAATACAACTACGGCCAAAGTGACGAGCCCATGTTAAAGCTTCTGCCAAAATAGATTCAGCAAGCCTTTCATCAAGATATTGAATGATAAGGTTATCTTTGTCTCCCTCAATTTTATAACCATTTTTCAAGGCAGCTTCTGCTGGCAAACTCGATATTCTCTGAGCCAACCTGTTTGACCAAATACCTTCTAAAAATTGGTAGGTTAAAGGTTCTTCCAAAAAGAAACTATTATCTCTAGTATATTGCCGCGCACCTCGGCTAATAAAAGTATTAAAAAATCCATCTGTTCTATCAACAGACTTCTTTTTACTATTGTTTTTGACCATTAGCTTGTTAAACCTCCCCACGGACTAATGCTCTGCAATTTATTAAAAGCATCGCTAGATGCATCAACCATGTCATCATGTGCGGACTCCGGAAACGCTTCCAGTTCCGAAAAATACATTTCGTTCCAGTCAGCTGCAAGAACCAATACGTTACCAGCCTGCCATTGAGCTGAAAATGGCTCTGAACGTGTAATCTTATTGCCGCTTGGCCGAACAGTATCAACAGCAAATCCTGTAAAATGCTTAATATAACTTTCGGCTTGTTCTTTGCCAGCTTGCCCTGGATCTTGTGGCACCGTAATATATACAAAACCTAATTTGGCACGGTCAATAACCCCTGTATTCCTTGTTATATTGCGTACTCCGGCAGCTGCTAACTGAACACGTTTTACATCGGCCACAATATAAAGCCCATTATCTGTTTTACCCATTAATACCCCCGCCGTTGCATCAGGATCAGGATTAATTGGTGACGGAAGCGTAGCAGCTAAATCCCATGATCGCACCCAAGCAATGACATTGCTCGGTATAGCATCAACAATCTGAACAGAAGAACGTTTGAAATACAGGCCAGCCGCCGGCCGTATCTTCCAATTTCCATGCTCCAGCCTTTCGCGCTCTACGGCTCCAAGAGCTCTAAGATTACCCAAATAGCCTGGATCTTTTTCCATCAAAATTTTATTGTCTGTCAGTTTACTTGCAATAAAAGTGAAACTCTTGACCTGTTCTCTGATAATCTCAGGGGAATGAGCCATAACAGCCTCCGGTGTATCCCCCCAAATGATTTCATCGCCCAACCTAGTAAAATAGCGAATCACTCCGCTTCTCTCTGGGATTGGATAACCAGTATCGGCATCCCAATACCATTGAATAAACGGAGCTACCCAACTATCAGCATCAGGATTGGTCGTTCCACGGATGTATGGTTTCACTCCACATGTAGAACGATTCCGTGATAACATGTACCAAAATTGGCCTGATGTAAAATGTGTAATTTCATCAAACCCAATCAAAGGAATCTGAGCACCTTGATATGCAAATTTATCCCGTTCAAGTTGCAAGTGAGCGAAAGATATTTTTGATCCAGATTTAAATCTAAATCTAGGTTGTGGATTTTCTACAGGTATGCCGCCAATCGGAACATATAACCCTTTTGCTGTATCCCATAAACCGCCTTCATTTTTTATCTGATTGCTATTTCTACGAAATATAGTTGCACCAAATCCACCGTTATTTGTATGTCTAAGTGATTCTAACAACAAAGCATATGTTTTCCCTCCACCGGCAGCACCTCCATAGAAAGCAATATCAGCTGGGGTTGATAAAAACAGTTCTTGTGGCCCTACTTGTGGTCTAATAATTTTAGGTGCTTCATTAATCATTTTTCACACCACCATTATTATCGCCTCTACCATTATCCGGTAAATAAAAAACAACCGAAGGACCTTCACTTCCATTCGATTGCTGTCCATTTGAATCATCACGTTTTACACGCTCTAACTCTAAACGCTTATTATCATATTCCTTACGGTGTTTATCCATAGGATTCATTTCAAAATACTTGGCCAAAAAAGCAAGCGCCTTATTCCGGTTTGAAAGTTTAAGTGAAATCCCAAATTTATCATTCTTTATACTTTCAATAACTCCACCATCCAATTTATCAAGGCTTTTTATATTAACGCATTCACCAGAGCCAGATAATTCGATAAAATCAGTAATATCAGCAAATGCAATTTGCATATACTTTTCAAGCACATCTTCTGACGATAAAAACATCGCTTCATTACGAATTTTCTTTAATCTTTCAATTTCTAGTTTCACTCTATGTCTGTTTAATATCTTATATCCAAGTTGACGTGCATAACGTTCTTGGACGTCATAGCCAGCTCGTAAACATGATATTTTAGCATTATGCGTTTCCAAATATGCCAAAATAAAAAGTCGTTCTCTATCATTCAGTTCTTCGTTATTTTCAACATCTTCAATGATTTTTTTAGCGACATTTTTTCTCTTCGGAGTACTCCGAATATTCGATTGGAGTACTCCATTAATTTTTTTATCCCAACTATCTTTGCATTTCCACCCAGAAACACTCTTTTCAGGTACGCCCAGCCGTGATGCGATTTCCCTCAATGTAATAAGGCCATTACTCTCTTTATATATTTCATATGCCCGATCACGTTCAGGACTTCTCGCTTTAGGCATCAACCGCCACCTTCCTTTTTCTATATGTATAACAAAAGCACTCATTTTACTATGAGTGCTTTTGTATTAATCTTAAATTTTATTCCTCTATAGGCCCTAACTTCCCATAAAGTCGTTGATACTCTCGAGCAGCCTCCAAACTTGGAGGTATATGACGTTTACGTTTCTTTATTTTCGGCGGTCTTCCATCCTTTGAAGCAATTATTTCTGTTTCTTCTACTTCATAACCAGTAGCACGCCGCCACAAAGCCCTCCGTAAAGCATCATTTTTGCAAACATTCGTTTCTTTTTCCATTGTTTTCTCACCCCAGTTAGATTATAATTATTAGTTGAGATAGCAGCTGCGAAACTGTGGCCACAGACTTAGTGCTATCTCCCTACGCTGGGAGAGGTTTTCCAGCCTAAGAGTCAGGCGCTCCAACGCCTGGCTCTTTTTTTCATTGGCTGACTTACCCCCCCAATTAGCAAATGTGCTTATTGAGAGGATAAGTGAAAATCACTTATTTACTTTTACTGCTTTGTTCCCGGTCATTTCTTCGTAACGCCTAATAATCACGTCACAGTATCTTGGATCAAGCTCCATCGTATAGCATTTTCTGCCGATCTGCTCAGCAGCCATCATCGTGCTTCCGCTGCCGCCGAACAAATCTATTACCGACTGTCCTTCAAGGCTAGAATTGGCGATAAATTTAGCGCACAAGGCTAACGGCTTCATTGTTGGATGTTCTCCGTTCCGGGCCGGTTTCTCGACATGGACTACGGTAGCAGCATCCTCAGTATCGACAACAATATATTCCGGTACCTTTAATACTACCTGACCGATACCAAAGTTAAATGTTACCAGCTTCTTGCCATCGGCATCTTCAGTAACTGTCACCGGAAACAGCGAAGGGATAACGGTGCTCTGTCTCCGTCCGCCGTAAAAATTATGGCCAGCATCAGGCTTCCATCCGTATAAAATAGGTTCATGCTGCCATTGATAGTCTTGGCGCCCCAGTGTGAACTGATTTTTTGCCCAAATAAGGCATTGCCTTAACGACCAACCAGCCTTTGTCATTGCGCCTCGGAAATCACTCCCGGCGCTATCGGCATGACAAACATAAATCGCACCGCCAGGCGCTGTGACTTTCAATAAGTTCTTCATGACTGCCAGCAAGAACTCGTTGAATTCTTCTGTCGGCATATTATCGTTTTGGATTTTTAGTTTTTCATCGGTCCCGCCTTGGTAATCTACATTATACGGCGGGTCTGTAAATACCATGTCAGCAAGTCCGCCGTCCATAAGCTTCAGCACGTCAACTTCGCTTGTACTGTCCCCGCACATTAATCGATGCTGACCAAGCTGGTAAATGTCGCCAAGCTTACTCTGCGTAGCAACAATTTCATCTAAAGCAGAATCGACATCAAAATCATCTTCCTTGATGTCCTGTTTAGCATATTCAGCCAGCATCTCTGCAACTGATTTATCAGAATAACCTAACAGCCCTGTGTCATAATCCATACTGTCCAGGTCAACAACCAATTGCATTAGCTCATCATGATCAATCTCCGAAAGCTCTGCAATGCGGTTATCAGCAATCATGTCCGCCCATTCCTCGGCATCATTTTTATAATCCTGCAGATCCACCGGCACATTTTCGCAACCAAGTAATTGAGCCGCAGCTAATCTGCCATGACCACGAATCACAAAACCACTTCGCTTTGAAACAGTAATTGGTACCCGCCACCCATGAGCTTCTATTATCTTTGCTAAAAGCTTCAATTGCTTTTCCGGATGCGTATTCGGATTTCTGGGATTGGCTACAACTTCAGCTATACTTTTAAGCTCGTCATAGGCACAATGTATTGCAATCTCTTTCATTTCTTATCTCCTAAAAAATCGACAATTATGACATATAAAAAGCCGGAACGGATTCACTCTTTTGTGGTCCGCCCGGCTTTTTTACTTTTTATAAAATTTTACACTATTATTTTACCACAGTGTAAAAGATAAAAAGTCCGGGACTAATTGTGAAATTATTGTGAACTCACTTCTTTACTTCTCGTATTTAAAGTCAATCAATTTTATTGGGAGCTCCAATACTCCTTCATGGAATGCAACAGCTGCTGTATCAGCCAAAAATTTGTCTAATAGTTCAAAATACGTTGTCCTTCCGATACCCAGCAGACCAGCAGTTACATCTGGCGACTCCCCTTTAAAATACCGCCGCATAACTATTTCCTGTGTCTTTTGATGCCGATCATCGTCATTTTGTTGGTAATGATATATTATTGTATCCATCACCTTCAACCAGCGTTCAGGATAATCTATGGTCACTATAAATCCATGTTCATTGGTTATCTCTACTTTCAAAACTTCTTCTGCATTTCTAATAGCAGCATTACCAGTAGGATCAGGCTGCGAGTAACCGATATTACCAGTATAAGAACCTCGGTCCAGCCGTTCTAGTTTTGTTCTCCACACAGCCTGTTCGATAGAATTTCTTTGCCTATATTTTTTATTTATTATATTCAGGGTCTTCCGGCTGATAATGCTCATATATATTTTCCCTCCGAAAACATGTATTGACCTTAGACATGTTCCCATCTCTACATCCCAAACTATCAATTTACTTAATTACTCTTCCATCCAAAATAACAGCCATAATTTCAAATGATTCTTTTGTCTTAGAATTAATCATAGTTTCAACTTTATTCATAGCGTCAATAGGATCAACAGCATAAACAGTTTCAGAGTGTTGCCGTAACTCTGGATCATTAGAATATTGATAAACAACTTTATACTCTAAAGTCACATCTTCACGCTCCTTTCTTTTAATTAATCATCGATGTTTTCTTGTGCGCCCAATAGCTCTACTAATATCTATAGCAAGGTCCCTTTCTTTTTGTTCGTACCTTCGCCTTTCAAATTTAATCTTTTCAGCAGCAGCCTTATAAGATTTATATTTATCACATTTATCCCAACAAGCAGCACGACGTTCATTACAATTTTTACAAGGTCCATCTATTTTAGCCATGCTGCACCTCCATTATTTATTACTTAAATCATATATGACTCCTAAATATGAATATGCATCGCCTGTCATATCAATCAAGAATTCATACCCATACACCCTATAAATTTTACATATATCGTTTGTTACTCTTTCCATAGAATATTTTGTTTCTAAGCTTAGCTCATCAGCCTTTTCATATATGGATTCCGCTATTGCTGGAGAACAATCAAGACAGTTTCCAATACGACAAATAATTTCAACGTCCTTAGTTCTGTAATCATTACATTCGTCAAAATTAACCCACTGCCGGTGATTACCGCCATTGACTGGCTCATTTTTTTCGTGCCGATCGCAGTTAGTGTTAGTACAGTATTTCTCTATAAATTTGTTACTTCGTATGCAGTAGGCTTTGTCATTCATTATTTGTCACCTTTTAAAAATACCCAGCCAGTAACACCCAAAAACAATAAAATTGTCAGTACCAATCCAAAATAAAGCGGTGCTAAAACAATCCACCAAGACCACGTTATAACACCAAGCAACTTTAATACTATGAATATTAATCCTAAAACAGACAAAAACGACATAATGAAATTTCTCCTTTCACTACCTCCGACCAAATTGCGAAATAAATTAATAGTGCTAAATTCTCTCCTACTTCAATCATTCTTTGTATGCTCCTCCATCTTTTCGATTTCTTTTATCCACTGCGGAAGAATCTCTCCCCTATATATGTACCAATCTTCTGACCCTGGCCAATCTTCCACAAAATAACGTGCTTCTACTGGCAGTGTTTTTACGAATTCTCCCGCTGCAACCAAATTACGTAAATGTTTTCCTGGAATTATTATGCGTAGCCTATAAGCTGTTCGGCTATAATTAAGCCCATGGCTTGTTGCCCACGTCTGTTTTAATGGATCAGAATTTACTGTTAGCCACTGGCATTTTTTAATCATTCTAATTCCACGCTTTGTATCTACAGGACACATTCCAAGCGTAAGCCCCTGTCGCTTAATACTTTCAACATCCATAGCCGCACAAAAATGAAATAATTCTCTGCTCCTACTCATATCCTCAACACCTTTCAATCATCACATATAGCTCGCCCTCGTCTTTTATGCAGTATACGCAGTTATCACAGATGTTCATTGTTATCCGTCCTTTGCTTGTTTTTTTGCCATTCTACAGCTTTATTAAGCGCAGAAAAAATTTCATCAAAATCAAAACAAGTTGTTTGTTCTGCATTTGAAATTATATTCATAATGCTGTTCACAACAAATAAAATACATTCCACATCACTTTTAAAATGTGCACTAATACAATTTTTCTCTGATGTTGCTACAATAATAGGATCGCCATTTTTTAGCGTTTGTGTTGCGATTTCCAGTATCATTTCTTCTTTTTTATTCATTTCTTCACTCCTGCTCGCTACTTATGCTAACGTATTCCTCGCCCTGCAATCTTTTAAAGTTATTAAATATCTCCCGTGCCTTCACGGCCCGTGGATCATCTGACCACATCAAGCAGCACGGGCAAATATGCACCTCAAAATATCGGCCTCTGGTTACGTGACTACCCGCCGTTTTATCCTTATGGCATATATCGCAATTCATGATCTCACCTCAAAACGGCTCTGACTTATTAGTGTTGAGATCATCAATAGCTTCTGGCGTAGAGTAGTAGCCTCTTGCAAGATTTTTTGCTATAACCGCTTCTTTGGCATCAGCATAAAATGCAAGGACTCTAGCGTTATCATTCGCAAGTTGATAAATCAACGTGTTGCAGCAAGCCTTAACATCGATAATCTCCATCAGCAAAGCAAGTAATTTGACGTCCGAAGGCATTTCTTTATACTCTGTGCAAGCCGTTTCTACCTCAGCCAATTCTTCTTTGATTTTTGCAATCTGTTCTTCCGGTGTTGCGTCCCTGAATTTATAACATGGTGTTGTTGCTTTAATTTTCATAGTTACCGCTCCTTTAAACTTTAGCTAATTCACCTTGACGACGGGTTGACCGTTTTGGTACTACATCAGGCACTAACGGATGATATTTATAACACCGTTCACGATCAGCTACCACATAAGTAAATCCGCTTTCTTCGTCTACTCTCAAAAACGGTTGATGTCCGCTGTATGGGCAATCAACAGTGTTAATACATTCAGCGCATTTTCGTTCGACGTCTGCGATAAAGCTGATATCGCTGCAATTACGCTTTATAAAGCTATCATCGGCGTCAGGGAAAATCCTCTTTGCTGCAGCTCTAACTTTCTCGCTTATTGGCTGCCGTAGTTCGCCAAATGTTTTACCGGCAGCAAGATCAGCAAACAACTTTTTAACAAACTCATTTGCCGCTTTAGAATTACGCTCAATAGCCTTCTTCTCTGCGCCGATTTTATTCTGCCGGACTATCGAAAGCGCTGTATTGATGTCGAACCACGTTGCCCAGCGCGTATTGTTATTAGCCACCCACTCAACAGCTTCCGCCCAATCATTGACCTGTGTATACTTGTATTGTTCCAACGTTTTAGCCATAAAGTTTTCCCGCTGCACATCATTCATCGGTGGTGGAGTTAAGCCAGCTGCTCGCCATACCACAAACGCAGCCTCTATATCGCCTATATCAAGCATTCAAATCACCTCACCATGCCCATTCTTTTTTCTGCTCTGTAACACGTATCTCATCTTCCCAACGCCTGTCTTGCAAGAATGTTTCAGGGTATGGAATATAAGCCCCGTTGTTCTCTTTCCAACGGCTTGTCTGTTTATACCGCTCAACAGCAGCTATGATTTTTTCGTACAGTTCCACACAAGGATCAACAAGCTTATTCCACTCGATTTTAGCTACAGGCTTTTTCACCTTCACCGGGTATGCTTCCCAAAATCGGGCAAAATATTCTTCCCGCTCACAATCAGGCGCTTCTTGTTTCTTTTCGTTTTGTTTATTATTAATAATATTATTTATATATACTTTCTTCTCCGCGCGAGATTGTGTTACAGGTTGTGTATCAGTTTGTGTTACAAGTTGTGTTACAAGTTGTGTTACAGGTTGTGTATCAGTTTGTGTTCGGTATACGATACACAAATCAAATATCTGATAAAAACCTGATCGACTACCTTTGCCGCCCTGGTATGAAATCAGCCCCATCTGAATTAGAGTATTCCTATGCCTACTTAATTCAGTCCGAGAAATTCCACACACCGATTGCAGCATCGTGCTGGACACGGTAAACTCTTTTTGCCAGCCGCCTAAATTGTTAAAGTGCAATAATGCCATATACAAATCAGCAGCTCGGCTATTAAGTTTGTTGAGTAACCGCCAGCTCCAAAACGCATTCATCTGTGTAACGTAGTTCATAATAATCCTTTCAGTCGTCTAAATAATTTCTTCCGATAATCTTCATAAATTCTTCTCTGCTGTGAGTTTCTTCAAACTTACGTTGACATTCTCTTTTCAGCAGTAAATCTGTTTTCCTATCCTGATGCGGACCGTTCTTCCCCTTATGATATTCAGGGGTAAGCCAAACTTTAAAGCCATATCTTTCACTGATTTTTCGTAACGGACCAAAGAAACAATGATGCTCCTCAAGTGGCACATTTTGCGCTCCAGATAGGTAACAATATTTTTCTTTCTGTATGATACTCTTAGCCATCTTTAACGCCCCACTCCCTGATTAGGTCATCTAATTCTTCCTGCGGCCTAGTTTCTACGCCAATCTCTTTTGCCGTCGATACCAAACAATCTATAAAACGGCTCATCTCTTTCGTGTCATAAGCACTGCTACCGTAATATACCCTTACATTGCTATAGCCTTTAATGTTCTGACATTCACCAAGCAATTCAGCTATCCAGCCAACACCATTGCTTTGCCAAATTTCAATAGTTCTGTTTACAGCGTCAGTTGGCACTGGCCATATTCGGCCGTAACCACATTCCCTGATTGCCTTCCTGTAAACATCTTCCTTGCTGTGAAAGCTCTCTTCTGACAGCTTTTCTGCTATCTTTTGGCACAATACCCAAGCGTATTTATTAGCGTCGTTAGAACGCCCTTTTCGCCATTGCTTGACCTCTACAACATACTGCTTTTCAGGATCGATTTTATTGATTTCTTCTTCCTCTGATAAAGGGACAGGTACTACTAAATTTATGTATCCCATCCCTTTTAACGTCTGTAACCCTTTAACTGTTAGCTTCATTTTGCTGATGCCTTCTGACATTTCATACAGAGTGGCCTACCAAATTTCTGCACGCTATAATCATGTACTTTTTGGCTAATTTCAACCGTACATTCCTGACACATCAAAAATTGTGGTCCTGTATTTTCGTCAGGAAACGCAGGCTTAGTTTGGTTTATAGGTGTAGGCTGTTCTGCTTTATTTGATGTTTTAGTGGTTGATGGTTCAACAGATTGCCGTTCTTCTCGAACGCTATATTTACCATCGCAAAACCCCCTGTACACATCTGCTGCAACGCCAATGTTTTTCATAGCGTTACCAAGCGCGTCAGTAAGACACATCTTAAAGGCTTCATCATTTGCTGTAAGTCCAGTTTTGTATTTTTGAACAATGAAGTCGCCTCCACAACCAATGATAGGCTCGCTCCAACTATCACCGTTTTTGATAAACAAAGCTACCGTCATATACAGTAATATTTGCTTATCCTCTAATGGATATATAGTCTTATCTAAAATTTCAAATTTCCACCCAATACCACACAAACCAAACTGAGCAGTAATAGCTTCAATCTTCCATTGTGGGTTTATATCACTTTTTCCCCTTAGATTACCTGCTTGGATTGTTTTCAAAGCATCTGTAGGCGGGGTTGCTAAGTTTGTATATATATCAATCATGTCCTCAACCTCACTTTATCTGCACATTCTGATGCTCTACTACCTGTGCCCCATCAATTTTACTGCCAGCTTTGATCGCAGCCTTGATAGCCGCTTTGTCAGGTGATGTTGATGTAACAACTCTCAAAAATTCTGTCGGTAGCTTCTCCTTATCGGTAATTTCCACAGTCTCACTTTTTTTGTAGCTGACTGCGCCTTTGGGAGTCTCAAATTTTTCACCCTTTAAAGCGTAGGCTACATAACCTTTTAACCACTCCGCCTTATTTTTTAAGGTGGCTTTTCTTTCCGTCAGCCTTTTAATTTCTTCCTCAATGGCTGCTGTTTCTGCCATTTTGTTTTTGTAAACCACAAGGCAGCCTTCAATCTTTTCTACTCTATCCATCTTCAACTGATCTATATCCTCGGCAGTCAATATTTCACCTGTTTCAGTATCTACCATTCTTTCAGTATCAAGTTCTAGCAACCGCTCTAATTGTTGATTAATTTCATAAAGTTTCATATTTACACGCCCCAATCTTCAATTTTATTTTCAATCGTATTTGCGCTATTTTTAATCCATTTCAGCAAAACATTTACTTTAGCTTCGCTTCCGTCCAAATCATCTGTGTTATTCAGATTTTCCTGCATTGCATCTAATTCATATCTAATCGAATATACTAAATCATCAAAATTATCCATGCTTGCAATCCTCCAATTCTTTTGCTAAAATGAAGGTGGACGCTAAACTTCGTAAAATTTACATGTCCACCCTGAGCTATCGAAGCTGCAACTTCGGTAGCTCTTTTTCTTTTGCCTATCATCTCAACACCCCTACAGTCACTACAGCAGACATAATAGCTACGTATGTTCCGACAAATATTGCAGTAGTTGCTACGGTAAAATCTCTAATCATAAGCCTGCCACCTGCCCCATAGCGTAGCCTATGTCATATATCAGCTTAACTACTGTTGCTATAGCCAAAGCAGTTAAAGACCATACACAAGGCTGTTGCTTAATACTCTCTTTCATTACTACTGCTATTCCTGCTACTTTGATTAATGCTTTCATAATTCAACCTCCTATAAAGCCTTTAACGCTGCTTCAAAATCAAAATTTTTCCTTCGCTTACGACTTCGCTTTATCCCATTAGATCGATATTCCATATTCTCACGCATAACTTGTGCTAAAGCTTCATCAACTAGCGGAGGATCTAACCTATATACCTTACCAATCCGAAGGTATGGGACAATTCCTTCACGGCAATACCTTCGAATGGTAACCAACGATAATCCTCTGCTTTTCGCATATTCGTCACACGTCACAAGCTCCATCTTCCTGATCCTCCTTTCTTTCAATTTCATCAAGTCCTTTACTATCCTTAACATACTTTTCTTCAAATTCTTCAGGGCTTAAATTCTTTACCACTTCGACAAACTTTGCCAAAGCTTCATCTTTCTTGTTCATGGTATATCTCTCTTTCAAAGTTGATATACCAGTCGAAGCGTGTTATAATGTTCTCGTCAGCTTCGGCTGGTCACAAGAAACACTCGCTAAACTTTTCCAGGGTACAGCGGGTGTTTCTTTTTTGTGTTGTAAAAGAACCTGCTCCTTCTTATAATGATTGTAGGAAGGAGGTGATTGTTATGGCAGACTATAGGATAAACCGCATTTGCCCCTGCAACGGACTTAATATTCACGTTGCACAACCGCCATGTTTATCATGCGCATTCTATGATATTGATCTAAGAGAATGTCGAGTTATTAGAACTGATCGGAATCTTCTAGCTGTACTTTCTTTTCTAAAACAAGTACGTAATTAGCATTACATTTCTCATTCACCAAAAACAAAATTTCTTGAATTTCTGCAGCAGTAAAGCCGTTGAGAATACTGGTAATATTTTCGACGGCTTTTTGTGTTTTATTTTCCATTGTTACGCTCCTTTTTATTTACTTTTATGAACATTTTGTACATTTGCGTGGCAAAAAAATATCATCAACTGTGCTTTTTAAAACTTTTGCTATTTTAAAAGCGACATCTATTGAGGGTTTTCGATCCCCACTTTCAAGAAATGCAATATACCTAACGGTAACGCCCACTTTGCAAGCAAGTAATTCCTGGCTAATATTATTCTTCATTCTAATTTCTTTTAATTTGTTCATTGTACCCCTCCTTTCTCTGTGTACATATTGTACTGTACAATATGTGGAATGTCAATAGCTTTTTTTATATTTTTATTGTATAATGAACACACAGTACACAAAAGGGAGGTGAGCTTGATGTTAGGTCAACGAATAAAACAATTAAGGCAAGAGCATGATATAACACAAAAAGAGTTGGCAGACTTCTTGGGAGTAACACCAAAAGCAGTATCCTTTTATGAACTTGGTCAGCGTATGCCGTCCAACGAAATGATTTTGAAATTAGCTCAAAAGTTTTGTGTAAGTACCGACTATTTACTTGGTAACAAAGAAAATATTACTGCCGTTGAGCGAGAAGGCTATTACACAAATCCCGAAGCTGCAAAAATGGCGCAAGAAATATATGATAATCCCGACATGAAAATATTATTTGATGCCGCCAAAGATGTATCCCCTGAAGATTTAAAATTTGTAGCCGATATGGTTAGCAGAATGAGAAAAAAGGAACGTAATGAAGATGATTGAACGAACCATATTATTTGATCTTCCTCTAACAATAAAAGGTTTTTGTTTTTGTACTCCTGAAGGTGAAAAAATTTGTGTTCTTAACTCTAGGTTTACTTTCGAAACAAATAAAAAAACACTCCTACATGAGCAGGAGCATATTATAAATAATGACTTTGATAACTATTGTTTTGTTGACGCGCTTGAAGTTCAACGTCATAAATGAATTTAACAAGAATTATTAAAACTTAAATTAAAATTAGAAATAAGGAATGTTGAAATTGATGAAATTTAATGCAACCTATATTGCACCTCTTTTCGCATTATATGCTGGTTTTTTTGGATTACCAAGTTATGGCTGGTATGAAATGCTGCGAATTACCATTACCCTACAAGCTATAATTTTTGCGTGGGTTCTGAATAATAAACTTTATCAGATACCTACCATCTTTTTCATAGCAACAGCAATCCTTTTTAATCCTTTTGCGAAAATAAGAATGTCACGCTCCGACTGGGAAATATTTGATATTATTATTGGTATTTCATTTCTTATAGCAAACTTCTGGCTTATAACAATGGATAAGCAAAAGAAACAAGGAGAAGAAGAAATAATAAATCAAAATACTCAATACAACAATCACCTAATAAACAAAAATGAAATGCTCCAAAAAGAAATATATGATTTAAACGAAAAAATAAAAGATATTATTCAACAACATAATAAAGAGTTAATAGAACTAAGATATAAGTATAATATGCTAGAAACCAATAAAGAGTCTGACGAATTAAAGTTAAAAAGAATTCTTGATAACGCCGAGAATGAAGTATCGCTTTTAGTCGAACAACGCTTTAATGTGATCCTTTCGAGCGATATTTTATCTCTTAACCAAGCATTAACAAATGCATTAACAAATGCTAATTTTATAATTTTAAGGTTCAATTTTATAAATTGCGATTTTGAAATATCAACATATTCATCAAAGCCAGCCTTCGAGTGCGGGTATGAAAATTCTATAAAAATATTTTCTTGTAGTAAAGGTTCCAGTTTGCTAACAAAAGAAACTCTTCTTGAATTAAAAGATATTATCAAAGGTGAACTAAAATATAATATACAATTCCCTTATAATAAATACCAAGTTATAGAGGCTATTTTGGAAGAACAAAGAAATTTTAAGCATGAAACAAGAATCTATACTTATTCAACGATATAAAAACTACTGATAATTACTATCAAAAAACTTCCATTTAGAAAGGAAGTGAAACAATGTACGGCGACGGAACAATATGGTATGACAAAGCACGAAAAAAATATTGTTACGACTATTGTGACAACGACGGCAAACGTCACCGTAAACGCTTTGCCACCGAAAAAGAAGCCAAAGAATTTAAGAAAGAAATACGGGCAGAACGTGATAAAGGAAATCTTACATCCTCTTCTATTACCATTGGAGAATGGGTAATAGAATTTTTAGAAACATATCAAAAACCACACCTGCGCAGCAACAGTTTTGCAAGGCAAAAACAAAGTGCTAATAAGCTTGCTCCTATTGCGCATATACCAATCGACCAACTCAGCGGCAAAGAAATACAAAAGCTGTATAATAGCTATGACGGTGTTTTAAGTACCTCTTCAATAAGTAAGATACATAAGTTACTTTTCGCCGCTTACAAGAAAGCTGTGGCTCTGAGAATGGTACAATATAATCCAATGCAAGCTGTTGAACCGGTGAAAATCAAATATAAAGAAATGTCAGTATTTTCTTTTAGTGAACTGCTTCGCATCTTCCGTGTACTACGGACCAATAAATACTATAAAAAATACTACACATTATTTTATTTGCTCCTGGTACTTGGCTGCAGGATAGGTGAACTTCTTGCAATAAAATGGGAAGATATTGATTTTGATAAAAGAGAAATTTGTATACAACGCGCAAAAGACAGTGGTACTGGTCAAGTATTCCATGATCCTAAAACAAAAGCCGGTATACGTTATATTCCGATTGTCTATGATGCATGCATAGAAAGACTAAAAGCTATGCAGACAAGTGGTAAAATCACTTATATAAACGGCTTCGTATTTTGTACCGAAAGCGGCAAAGCCCTTAACTATGGAAATATCCGACGTGCTTGGGTAAAGATATGTGAGTTGGCCGGAGTAAATAAAAATATCCATACATTCAGGCATACATTTGCTACAGCAGCACTCACTAAAGATATACCTATCTTAGAAGTATCAAGGTGTCTTGGACACGCTGATGCAAACACAACACTTAAAATGTATGGACATGCAATGCCAGGATTTAACAGACATATAATAGACCTTTTTCAGAAGAAAAAAACAAAGAGTGCGACCAAAACTGCGACCATAAATCAACAAAGCTAGTTATATCAATGGTTTTAAAGCTTACAACAAGCCCTCCGGAGCCGTGTGCGGTGGTTCGATTCCACTCGGGCGTACCAATGGAAAAGACAGATGCAGACTTGTTCTGCGTCTTTTTTATTTTGCATAAATCATAAAGAACGAAATATAATACTTCGTTTATTCTGGTCATATAAAACCCTGCTGCAAATTACAGCAGGGTTTATTTTCAAACGTTATATTCATATTTTTGAATCGAACCGACAGAAAAATGCACCAAATAATCAGGATAACCATCGACAGGGATCCAAAAAGAAACTACGTCACCTAATTTACCGACTTTTTTACGATAACTGGCTTCACCATTCTTCCACGCTTCTTCTGCCCTGCAGCCCTTGTGCTGTTCTAACGGCTCAACTAAAGCACACTTGTTGCCCTCTATGCGTCCTGTACTGGGTGCGACTTTATTGGCAGCAATAATATTACGCTTTTTATCAATAAGCATTGCCGACTCCGGATAATTATCCCACATCAAATGAAACGCTTTAATTACCTCTGCCTTTTCCATACCTCCAGCTCCTTTACCTTGTCTTTCTCTGCTTTCATATTACCACAAAAAAATGACTTCTGCCAGAAGTCAAAAAATATCCCACAGCTTAAGCTGCGGGATATTTT